AGTTATTACTTATATACTATATATAATAATAATAATAATAATATATATAGCTACTGTAAGTAAGCATACAGCGTTGTAAAAAATCTGTAAAAAAGTTGTTAAATCCTTTGTAAAAAACCAAATTTGTAAAAAATGAAAATTTACACAATCCCAGAATTCGAACTTTATTATCACAATCAATACAAACGGTCAAACATGGCCCAAGCGTTTTGGCAAACCTTACCGATTGAGCGATTTAACTTGAATAAAAAGAAAGTGGTTAAGAAGCGAAAGGCGGAGCTCACGACAAACCATTTAGACTTACCAGTAAACAATGTTATCCAACCGAAAGAAACTAAAGATGCATTTAACACTAATAAGTTTACTGATTTAATCATTGCATACCTTAAAGCAGTGCATAGTTGCAATAGTGCAAGGCGCATTAGTAGTGAGGGCAGATATAGAAAAGGCATAGGTTACATTGCAGGATTAAACAAAGGAATGGAAGACATACAGTGCATATTGAAAGGCCGATTGTTTGCCATAGAGGTAAAATCCCCAACTGATAAGATTAGCCCCGAACAACTTAAACGCAAAGCAGCAATTGAAAGTGATGGAGGTTATTACATAGTAGCTACATCGTTTGAGCAATTGCAAACTGAAATACTAAACTTATTAAAATAATTCTTATCTTTGCAAAGTGTAAAATATCCGAAAAATACGGAAAAATACGAAAAATATACGAAAGATGGCACAATTTGAAAAAGGCAACAAAGGAAAACCAAAAGGAGCAACTAACAAACTGACCAAATCAGTTAAAGAAGCGTTTGAAATTGCGTTTAGTGAATTACAGGAAGACAAGGAAGCTAAACTTACTAATTGGGCCAAAGAGAATCCAACCGAGTTTTACAAGTTGGCTGCTAAACTTATACCAACATCTGTCAATGCTGATTTGACAAGCAAAGGTGAAGCGGTTAAATTGTGGCAGGTAGAATATGTTGATAAAGACAAATAAAGTATATAAGAGCGCGTTTGAAAGCAAACATCGCTATTTAGTGCTTAAAGGAGGCGCAGGATCGGGCAAATCCATAGCGGCAGTTCAAAAGATAATCCTGCGAATCACAACCGAGCAAGGGCATAGAATTCTTTGCATTAGAAAGGTAGCAACCACCATTCGTAACAGTGTTTATCAGTTGTTTGTCGATAAGCTATTAGAATACGATATATTTAGCGAATTCACTATAAACAAAAGTGAAATGCGCTTTACTCACAATCCAACTGGCAATGAAATACTTTGTGCCGGAATGGATGACCCCGAAAAAATTAAATCAATTGCAGGCATCACATCGGTTTGGTGCGAAGAAGCAACCGAGTTGGATGAATTAGATTTCAATCAGTTGGAGTTAAGGGTAAGGGGCGAAACTAACAACTACAAACAATTTATAATCACATTTAACCCGATAAGTGAGCAACACTGGATAAAGCGCAGATTCTTTGATGAACCTGATGCCGAAACCATGTTGATGAATACTACGTATAAAGACAATTCGTTTCTCGATGCCGATTACATCCACCATTTAACCGAAAGAGTAAAAGCTAACCCAAACTTACATAAAGTTTATGTTCTTGGCGAATGGGGCAAAGTTGATTTCGGTGGCGAATTTCTTAAAAGTTGGTCAACAATTAAACACACTGGCATTGTAACTTATGACCCATCGTTAGCAATTTGGCTTTCGTTTGATGAAAACGTAAATCCTTACTTTCCTTGTGGCATCTTTCAAATTAGTGATGAAAACGAAATCAGATTGATTGACTGCATTGCGCTAAAGAACCCAGATAATACAACCAAAGCAATGGGCAGAGCAATAATGCAACGGTTACGACATTGGAAGCACAACGGCCATGTTTATGTGTGTGGCGATAGCACATCGCAAAAGGATGACGTTAAACAAGAAAAGGGATTCGATTTATTTCGCTTACTAATTAACGAATTAGATGAAGTTAAACCGATTAGGCGCGTGGCTAAATCAAACCCTAATGTGCGACCAAGTGCCGATTTCTTTAATGCGATATTAGGCTACAATGAGCAAGGCATTTCATTTATAGCTGATGAAAGTTGCAGAGTGGCAATATTAGATTTTGAAAACACAAAAGAAGACAAAAACGGCAAGGTAGATAAGCGCACAGTAACCGATCCTGTCACAAAAGTAAGTTACCAACCATTTGGCCACATTGTAGATTTAACACGTTATTTAATTACATCGGTATTCGCCTCACAATATGCCCGCTTTCAAACAGGAATTATCAAACCGCTTGTTGTTGTTGGTCGAGATGCTGAATACAAATCAGCAAGTAGATTTTAGTTCTAAATAATCCCTTGATACTAATAAAAATAGATTTTGCAATTGATGAAATGATGTAAGTTTTACATCTTTGCTTGTTCCATTAATAATATAATACCAATCATTGCCATATTTGCCAAGTTTAGACATAAAAGAATCTTTTGTAGCCAAAGAAAAAGTTTGACCATAAACAAACTTACCATCTTTAGGTTCGTTTAAAATAGCAACACGATTTGGAATACTTAATAATAATTCATCCGTTACTGGTATTGGCAAAAAGTCTGTTGTTGGTCTGTTTTTTTTATTTGCAATTGATATTCTGTGAATATCTGAAGCACTTAATTTGTGCATTTTGCCAAATTTATAGACATAGTTGCCTATCATTAATTCTGTTGCTTTCATTGTTAGTTAGTTTATTATGTTCATCGCAAACATAAATAAAATTAGTTACATTTTAAGCATTTATCAAATTTTTTATTATTATTTTGCACTATGGCACGATTCTTAAAAACCTCCGACTATCTTAGCATTATTCAAACGGTTGACCTCAATCAGATAACCGAGAACACCCCGCAAAATTTGTACGATAGCGAGGTTAAGGCCATAAGTAGAATGCGCACTAAATTGGTGCAGCGTTACATGGTTGACATTGAATTAGGCACAATGGATGCCTATTCAGCAGCAACACATTACAGAACACGCGACAGAGTGCTATTAGGCGAAGTAATTACACACGTTAATGACTTTAGCAGATGGGATAACAAAACTGAATACGTTATTGGCAACATTGTAACAGATGAAAATGGCTATGTTTACACAGCAATTGCAGCAAGCACAAACCAACCTTTGACATTAACTGCATACTGGTCTAAAATGATTAACATTGCAACAAGCAACGCAACCTATTGGACTGTTGGTGATAATCGTTACCCGATGTTTGTGGAGCTTGCAATGGATATGACCCTATACAACCTACACGCAAGGATTAACCCAAGAAATATACCCGATTTGAGAATAGAACGCAACAGAGAAGCATTAGACCAGTTAGACAGATGGGCAAGCGGCACAGATACGGCAGAGGTGTTAAACATCAATTCAACCGATAGCACTGGTTATTCTATTCGCTACGGAAATAGTTTAGACAAACAAGATAATTTCTTTAAATAATGGCTTGGTATAACGATATATTTAACTTTAACAAACCACAACCGCAAAAGGCTAACATACGTAAAACTATTGACTTTGAGCAACAGTTACAACGTGTAAGGCAAGATGCGACAAAGTTTAACATTGCGTTACAAGCGGCAGAAAGCCCGATGTACCCAAACCGCTTCTTGTTGATGCAAACCTACCAGCAGATTGTGTTAGATGGGCAGGTGCAATCAGCAATGTTGCAGCGTAAATCAAAGATATTGAGCAAGAAGTTTATGGTTTATGGCCCGGATGGCGAATGTGATGAATCTAAAACTGCATTGTTTAACCAAAAATGGTTTTATGACTTTCAAAGTTTATCATTAGATTCAATCTTTTGGGGTTTTAGTTGTGTGCAATTTGGCGCAATAATAAACGATAAGTATTCAAGTGTTGAGCTTATACCGCGCATTTATGTAGTGCCTGAATTTAGTTTAGTGCGCACCAACACAGCAACGGTAACAGAGGGCAAACATTTCGATGTGTCACCATACAACAACTGGTGTATAGGTGTAGGTGAAAAAAAGGATTTAGGATTAATGATGTATTTAGCGCCATACGTTATTTGGAAGAAAAACGCAATGGCAGCGTGGGCTGAATTTGCTGAAGTGTTTGGCAGTCCAATTAGAGTTGGCAAAACAGATGTGCGCGATGAATTAACACGCAAAAACATGGAGAATATGCTACGCAATATGGGTGTAGCATCGTGGGCTGTGTTGGATTTAAACGACAACATTGAGTTGATGCAAGCAAGCAGAACCGATGCCTATGCAGTATTTGATAAAATGGTGGAGCGTTGCAATAGCGAAATAAGTAAAATCATTTTAGGGCAAACAGGCACAACCGATGAAAAGTCTTATAGTGGTTCGGCTAATGTACACGAAAGTGTTGCTGCTATGATTGCAAAGCAAGACACGTTGAAAATGCAGTTTATCATTGAAGACCAATTAGTGCCAATGATGATTCGCAATGGTTTTGACTTAACAGGTTGCACATTTAAGTATGATGACAGTGAGAATCTGCCATTGATGGAGCAAGCAAAGATAGATGCTTCATTTATGCCATACGTAAAGTTTGAACACGAATATTTAGAGCATAAATACGGAATCGAATTGCAGGATGAAATGGGTATGGAGGAAGAAGTAATCGAAACCGAGAATGAAGTAGAATTAACCAACATTGCAAAACGATTAAGAAACATTTATAGTTAATGTGCGGCTACTGCGACATATTGAACATTGACAAGGAGGTTGACCCACCAACACCGTTTGATGAAAACGATTTCAATCGTATGTCGAATGATGTGTGGATTGGTGCGATTAATAACCAAGTGTTGCCAGAGGGAATTTATTTAAAGACCGCGAAATATTTAAGAGATGGAATTGATTTGACACCAGTGGTTGATGAAATATTAACTGCTGATTTAACCAATAACATCTACATATTTTCGGGTGCTAAAACATACCAACAAACAAGGGCAATGACTGCAATGTTGGCAGACCCCGAATTGCAATCAAACTTCTATAAGTTTAAAGAGGCAGTTAAGCCGATGTTTACGCTATACAACGAAGACTATTTGCAAGCCGAATATCAAACTGCTAAAGCTTCAGCACGTATGGCCTCCGATTGGAAGCGTATTGAAGCAGATGCCGATGTATTGCCGTTGTTGCAATATCAAACCGTTGGAGATGGCAGAGTAAGACCAACACACGCGGCATTAGATAACATCATTCGCCCTATAAGCGATCCCTTTTGGAAACAATACTATCCACCTAATGGATGGCGTTGCCGTTGTACCGTAATACAATTGGCACAGGGGGAAGAAACTGATTTGAGTAAGTTTACACCGCCCGAAGATGTGCCGCCATTGTTTCGTATGAACGCTGGCATTGATGGCTATGTGTTTAAAGAAAAGGGCAAAGACAAACACCCTTACTTTGACATTGCAAAAGGTGACAAAGAAATGGCTAAAAAGAATTGGAATTTACCTATACCACAAGCACCAAGACCTGCGCCTGTTGTTGAAGTGCCGAAAGTGTTTAAGCCTGCTATGAGTGTTGATGAAGCTAAAACAAGAATTGAAAGTTTTAATATAAAAATAGATGCAAGTTCTATGAAAATAGAGCATTTAAATAAAACGCTTGAAGCGATTGAAACAGTACCATTAAACGCAAGACCAACATCAATATTTGATAAAGCGGGATATGAAAAAAACTTCGGAAGGAAAATAGGCAGAAAGGCATCAGAGTTTCAAGGTATGGCATTGGAAACAGAAGTTTTTGATAAAAAAACAATGTCCTATAAATTTGAAAAAGTACTTGTAATAAATTCAAGAGAGTTTAAAACACCAACAGATATTACTGCAAGAAAAATAAAATACAATGAGTTTTATACTAAATTAAAAGATGGTAATAAATGGTACTTAAATGAATTTGATGGGTCAACACATTTTCATGAAATGGGGCATTTGTACGACAAAAATATTTCTACAAAAAGAGAATGGATTGATATAACAAATAAATGGTTTAATGAAACCAAAGCAGATATGATTAAGGTTTCAAAAGGCGGTGATTTTAGGGGAGAAAATGGGTCGGAAGCATTTGCTGAAGCGTTTGCATCATACTTTGGGAACAACAAACAGAATTTACCAAGCTATGTAATTGATTACTTTGAAAAAAATATAAAATAATGGAATTTGATTTACTTTGTATTCAATGCAAGCATTACAATAAAGAAAAAAATAATTGTAGTGCATTTCCCAATATAATACCGTATGAAATATACGCTGGTCCAAACGACCACTCCGAACCACTCCCAAATCAAGAAAATAACATTATCTTTGAACCGATAAATGAGCAAGTCCAATAAATTCGATTTAAAACAAGCAGAAAAGAAAGCGCGTAAAGCGATGGAAGCGGCTATTGTAGATGTTGGTAACACTGCAAAGGTGTTCTTTGTTGATTCGTTTAGGAAACAAGGTTTTGATGACAAGAATGTGCAGAAGTGGAAACCGAGAAAGCGCACAACGTATAAAACTAAAGGCGGTAAAACAGTTGATGACACAACACGCGCAATATTAGTAAAGACTGGAGATTTAAGGCGGTCAATAATACGCAACCCTGCAAACAGAGCCGCGTTAACTATTAAGATTAGCACTGATTTGGTTTATGCTGCGCGACATAACAATGGTTTAAAAAAAATGCCCAAGCGTCAATTTATGGGCGATTCTTACAACCTTAATGAGAAAGTAAAAGCAGTTATTGTTAAACGATTAGATAAAGTATTTACATAATGCAATTAGCAATATATAATCAATTAAAAGCACGTATCAGCACACTTCAATCATTGAAGTATGTTGCACTATGGAACAACCAATTTGAGCGCGAGGATATTAATATACCATTTAATTATCCTTGTTGCTTTATTGAGTTTCCATCTGCCGACTACATTGAGAATTTGCAAGGGCAACAACAAGGCACAATGTCAATTGCTTTGCATTTAGGTTTTGAAAGCTATAAGACAGAAGACACCGATATATTGCAACTAAAACAAGACTTAAATGCTTTAATTCATGGTTGGTCAACACCTTATAACAGTAGATTCCTGCGCAGAAGTGAAATTCAATCGGCCGACCATACCAACATACAAGAATTTATCATTACTTACACAATGCAGGGCTTCGATTATTCTGCAATGGATGGCCCAACAACAGAGGTGTTAGTTACAACATTGGTTACAAACAACAGCCCACAAATGGAAGACGATGTTATTCGCACTGGATTTATTCCTGAATCAATAGCGTTAACGAGTGAATTAGGTTACGAATTATTAACAGAAACAGGTTATACACTTATAATACAACAATAAAATGGCAGAGCAAAAAATTTCAGAGTTACCAGCAGCAGGCGCAATTACAGGAACTGAAAAAGTAATAGTAAATCAAAATGCAGTTACATCAATAACAACTGTTAATGCTATTGTTGGTTATACAACTGCAACAGGTGCAACAGGATTGTTTACTACCGCTGACGGCAAAACAGTTACCGTAGTTAAAGGACTTATAACATCAATTGTATAATGGCCAGAACAGTGCAACAAATAAAACAATCAATGTTGGATGCAAAAAATGCAGACCCAACATTGTCGGCATTGACCTCAACAAGTCAAACTGCCAAATGGAATCTATATTATTTTATCGTAGCTTCTTGCATAGCTATATTTGAGCAGTTGCAAGACCTATTTAAAATAGATTTAGAAGCCATCGCAAGCACAGCAGCACCAAGCACACCGCAATGGACACGTAACAAAGTTTTAAAGTATCAAAAAGGTGATGTTGCTCAATTAAACACAACAACATTTACTGTTGAATACCCAACCATTAACACTGCTAATCAAATATTGACAAGGTGTGCAGTAATAACCGCGCCAAATAGAACGGTGTTAATTAAGGTTGCTAAATCAGACCCACCTGTGCCAGTTTCAGTTGGTGAATTAGCCGAGCTTCAAAGTTACATCGAAACATTTAATCCTGCGGGCATTGCATTTACTTTAATCAATGAGAATAGCGATAAGATGGAAGTGGCAGCAACTATCTACTACAACGGTCAATATTCAGCAGTAATAAGCACAAATGTAGTAGCAGCATTAAACAATTATATGGCTACCTTACCATTTAACGGTGTTATAAGCACACAATCAGTTGTTGATGCTATACAAGCGGTTGAGGGTGTTAATTCGGTATCATTAACACGTATATTAGTAAGAAAACATACGGTTGCTTATGGCACAGGCGTAACATTGTATAATCTTTTATTGGGTGTTGATAGTGTGCAATATCAAACTATTGCGGGCTATGTAGCACAAGAAACAACTGCAACACATACCTTTGCAGACACATTATCTTATATTGTACAATAATGAGTAGCATCATAAACACAGATACATTTGCGGTCAACTTCTTACCACCAAAGAAGCGGCTGCCGATTTATAAAGCTTGGACTAAAACACTTGTAAAACCATTGCAAGTGCTATACAATACAATGTTTGGCACGTTTAAAGATGGGAATGCAGCAGCAATTTATAGCGGTGCAACTGCTTACGCGGTAGGTAACCAAGTTAAATACACAGACAAAGCAGTGTATCAATGTTGGGTAGCAAGCACTGGTAATTTGCCAACAAACACAAACTATTGGTTTAAGATTCAAGACAATTTTGTAGGCATCGAACCGCGTTGTAAATACAATGCACAACACATCTTATTTGAATGGGCATTAAATGAGTGGTTTGGAACTACGTTTGTAAATGTGCCGGGTAGTAGTGATATATGGATAGGCCCGGGCAGTCCAAGTGATGTTGTGCTTTACGTTGGATTTACAGAAGTAAATAGTTCGTTAATAGTTTATGGCAATGGCGAAGCGCAAACATTTATACAAGCTATAAACATTGCAAACACAGGCAGTGAGTTTACTATTAATGTACCTATTGCGGTGGCTAATGCGTTAACAACTGAAACTGCAAACACAGTGCCGAATATAAGCGCAAACAGAGAAAATATAATTAGGCAAATAGCCGACCTGTATAATTATGCAGGAATAACTTATGATGTAATAACATATTAAAATGAAAAAAGTAAAATTCACAGACATTTCAAGTACAAGTGCAATGCCATTCAAAAGTGGCACATTAGCGCATTTACAAGCGGCTTCCCAAGAATCTGATTTAAATATAATTCAAATGCTAATAGCGCAAAATGATACAGAGGTAAATCCTGCTGCATTGCCTGCAAGAATTATGTATGGTTGTAGAAAAGTTGGTTCAAGTATTAGTATCGGTTGTATAGTTTATAATGATGAAATATTTTTATGTCCCGCAGCATCTGGTTTAACACCCGGAGTTGGTCAAACAATTGTAGGAACAATTACAACAACATATACAACTGCTGCTAATTATGACCCTGCATTGTTTTCCGATGGCACTTCAAATAATGTTCATGAAAATAGAAGAATAGTTTGGAGTGTAGGCGCACCGCTTAGTGGTGACTTTAATTTTGATGACTTATTACTTTATGGTCAATTTAATACTATTGCATTTAATTCAAGTTACTTATCTGCATCAAGTGGCACATTAACATTACCCGGTGGTGCAGCAGATTGGAATGTTAAATATAGACAAGAGGGCAGAACCATTTGGATTGATTACGCAATAGGCCCAATGACATTAACAGGAAGCAATGCAAGTGCAATAACATTAACTTTGCCATTTACTGCTAATTTCAAAAGTCAATTTAACAACGGTGCTTATTATGAAAATTTAGCAGGAAGCCCAACTAAAGGCTTTGCAATTGGGTTTACTATTGCAGGTTCAAAAGATATAAATTTTACATTGCCAAGCGGCAGTTGGACAATAGGCACAGGCATACAAATTTATGGTCAAATTACTGCTGAATTAGCTAAAATAGCGTAGTTTAAAACCTATTCTTTCCATAATGCTCTGACAATATTTCTTTGAGCAAATAAGATTCTTTGGTGCCAGTCCTTTCGACTTCATCAAAGAATTTCTTTTTTAATTCGCCTGTTAAGTGAGCAGTTACGCGAGCTTTCGCGGCTTGTTTCTTTTCTGCTATATCGTTTTTAGGATTCGCCATTTTTAAATATTAGTTACTAAACACCACAAAATTAGTAACTTATTTCGATTCAACTGCAAATATGTAACGATTTTTGTACAATGAAAATTACGAACATATCCAACGAGGTTGCCACAATGCTTATCTATAAGCATATCGGCAATATTGATGGTATGGATAATGGCATTAACGGTGCTTTTATTGCGGAGGATATTCAAATGCTTAACGATAGTTATTCGGATCAAGTTAAGTGCATCAATATACGTATCAATTCGATTGGTGGAAGTGTTGCTGATGGGCTTTCAATTGTTAGTGCAATACTTAACAGTGCAATACCTGTAAACACATATATTGATGGCATGGCCTATTCAATGGCTGGTGTTATTGCGATATGTGGCCAAAAGAAATACATGGCCGATTATGGCACGTTTATGATGCACAACGCTAACGGTGGAAGTGATGAAGAAGTGTTGAATTTAATTACAAATAGTTTAGCAAAAATATTTGAACGCAATACAAATCTAACATTAGACAAGTGCAAAGATTTGATGGCAAAAGAAACGTGGATGACTGCCGAAGAATGTATGAGTTTAGGCATAGTTGATGAAATTATAGAAACAAAGAAAATGAAGCCTGCAATGAACGCAACTGTGCGCGAACTGCATGCTATCTACAATAAAGTAATAATTAAAACAGAAACCAAAATGAATAAATTAACTGATTTATTAAAGCTATCAAATGAGGCTTCAGAAGAATCAATCGTTGAAGCGGTTAACGCTAAAGATGCAAAGATTGCTGAATTAGAAGCAAGCATCGAAGCACAAAGCAACGAATTACAAGCGTTAAAAGATGCTAACAACGAAGCCGTACAAGCAGCAAAAGTTGAACTTATTGAAAACGCAATAAAAGAGGGTAAAATTGCTGATGCAAGTAAAGAAATTTATTTGACTTCTAACAAGTCTAATGATGAATTAAAAGATGTGTTTAGCAAGCTTACACCTGCATACACACCTATCTTTGAAAACAAAGCAAACACACCAGCAGCAGTTGCAGGTCGTGAGTCTTGGACTTTCAACGATTGGTCAAAGAATGACCCAAAAGGTTTAGCAGAAATGAGAGTTAACGATGCAGCATCATTTGAGGCATTAATTAACAACTTGCCTGCTAATTTGTCACCAAACTACAACCCTACAACCGATAAAAAATTCTAACAATGGAAGCAATTTGGAACGCAAACCCAACGGTAAACATGCTATATTGTTTTGAGGATGGCAATTGCTTCATCAAACATAGTGAGGCAGCAAGTTATGCGCAGTCAACCAATAATGCTTATGTAGTAAAAGTAAGAGAAACAGAAATAGAAAATAAACCAATAAAAACAAATAAAAAATAATGGCAACAATCAACAACCCATTCAGCGCAGCAGGCACGTTAACGATTGCTGCCACAGGCACAACTGCCGCAACAATTAGCAACAACGAAACCGTTGTTACATCGTTAACTACCTTAACTGGTAACGCAACACTTGACTTAACGCTTTCAAGCGAATTAAAAGCAGGTGCAGCATTACATATTAAAGTAAAAACAACCGCAACAGAAACCTTTACTTTTGGCACTGGCATAGATGCTCCAGTAGTTACAGGAGTAGCTGGTAAAACATGGTGTCAATCATTTTGGTATGATGGAACTATCTTTTTACCATGTGGCGCAAAAATTCAAATAGATTAATTATTCACGTAAAAACACAAAAACAAAATGGCATTAATAAAAGAAATTTGGGTATCAGATGTACAAGAAGCATTAAACAGAAATGCTGACTTCTTACCATACTCAGTAGATCATTCAGCGTATATCGCATTTGGAACAGTACACGTTCCACAATCAGGTTCAAACCCAACAGTGGTTAAGAATCCTGCAACTTTCCCTCTTTCAATCAATGAAAGAACAGATACTGACCGCACTTATTCATTAAATCAATTTGCTTTAGAGCCTGTATTGATTACTAACTTGGATGAATTGCAAATCAGTTATGACAAGCGTCAAAGCGTTTTAGGTCAACAAATCAGCACACTTACACAACGTATTGGTGATGAAGTTGCTATTTCTTGGTCTGCAACAGGTGCTTCTAACATCGTTGGAACAACAGGTACAGCAGTTGCTACATCATTAGCACCGGGTGCAACAGGCACACGTAAGGCAGTTACACTTGCTGACATTGCTTCATTAGCAAACAAGTTAGATAAAGACAATGTGCCAAGACAAAATCGTAAGTTGTTAATGAGTACAGATATGTTTTGGGAGTTATTTCAAATCAGTGATGTAATCAGAGCATCTTACAATGGTTTCCAAAATCAACCAAACGTATTGCAAAACGGTATCGTTGCAATGCTTTACGGATTCGAAATCATGATGCGCCCAGTAGTATCAGTTTATGCAAATTCAACAACCGTTCCTAAAGCTTTCGGTGCTGCTACTGCAACAACTGACAACCTTGCTTGTATCGCATTCCATTCAACAACTGTTGCTCGTGCATTAGGTAGCATGACACCTTTGTATGATAGTGGTTCAAACGGTAACGGTAAGCCTGAATATTTAGGTTCAATCTTCAACATGGAAATTATGTTAGGTTCTGCGATTTTAAGAGCTGACATGAAAGGTGTTGCTGCTTTGGTTCAAACTTGGGTATCTTAATAAAAAATAAATTATAAACTAAAGAGGCCTACCCGCTATAATGTAGGTAGGCCTTTTTTAATACTAAAAAATAAATGGCATTACCAAATATAAACTTTGTCAAAAGCACAAGCGGTTTAGGTAGAGCATTGCCCGGAACAGATTACATTTCGGGTTATGCACATTACTATCCAAGTGGTGGCACATTACCAACTGGCTTTACTTCAAGCGACAGAATCAAAAAAATATTTTCAGTTGCAGATGCTGAAAATTTAGGAATAACTAATACATCATTAGGGGCAACTGCTTCTACTGCTACTGATACAATTACAACTAAATTTACTGCTGGCGATACTTTTAAAATTACTTGCAATACAATAGATGGAGTAAGAGCAGGAGTGCCAATTACTTTGTGCGACTTTACTGCTGTAGCTGCTGATGCTGTAAGTATTACTACAAGCGCGGATAGAATAAGTTTAGAAATAAACTCGGGAACACAAACACATGGTTTTAGTGCTTCAAATGCAGTTGGTGTTGTGACTATTGTAGCACCAAAAAATCAAGGTATATTTTTAAATTCAGGCACACCTTACGTTGTTACAAAAACAGGTGCAGTTGCTCACACATTAGTTCAAAATGTTGTGTTAGGTGTTGCATCATGGATTGACACATTACATTACCACATTAGCGAATATTTTAGAATACAAGCTAAAGGCGAATTGTATGTTGGTTTATACGAAGAAGAAGCAAGCACATACACATTTGCAGCATTAACATTGATGCAGAATTATGCAGTAGGTGCTATAAAGCAAATGGCAGTGTTTGAAAAAAACGTAGCATTTACATCAGCACAATGTGCAGCATTACAAGCTATTGCAACTGCAAACGAAGCGGTTTACAAACCGATGCAAATAATGTTAAACGCTGAAATCAGCGCAACTGGAAGCGTTGCTACATTATCAGATTTGTCAACACAAACTGCTCCAAATGTAAGCGTATGTATTGCACAAGATGGCGCAAACGATGGTGATTACCTTTACAAAGCAACTGGCAAAACAGTTGGTTCAATTGGTGCGATGTTAGGCGCAGTTTCTTTAGCAATTGTAAGCGAATCAATAGGATGGGTAAGCAAGTTTAATATGGCATTAGGTAGCGAATTAGACACTATCGCATTCAGCAATGGTCAATTATATACTGCGCTTGCTGATAGTCAATTTGAGAGCTTAAATAACTACTCTTATATTTTCTTACGCAAGTTAACAGGCATTACAGGATCGTACTGGTCAGATAGCAAAACAACTGTTACACCTACAAGCGATTACTCTACAATTGAAAACAATCGTGTTTATCAAAAAATTACACGTGTAGTTCGCGCAAATATGTTACCTGCATTAAGTTCACCATTGAGAGTGAATGCAGATGGCACACTAACCGCAGGCACAATAGGTTATTTTGAAACATTAGCAAATAATCCATTAGTGCAAATGGAAGCCGATGGCGAATTGAGCGCACATAAAGTTATTATTAATCCAGCCCAAGATGTTTTAGCTACTTCTACACTTGAATTAACATTGCAGAATGTTCCTTTAGGTGTTGCACGTATCATTAAAATAAACGTAGGCTTCGTAAAATCAGTATAAAACATGGCAGCAAATGGACTACCGTTAATCAACGGCAAAGCGTATGAGTTCGCAGATATTACTTGCATCATACTTGGAACACCAATCATAGGTGTAACCGCAATCGAATATGGCGAAGAGGATGCAACCGAAAACATCTACGCAACAGGTCGTTATCCTGTTGCACGTGGCTATGGTCAAATCACACCATCGGCAAAGGTTACAATATTAATGAATGAGGTAATGAATATTGTATCGGCCGCACCAAATGGCAGAATCCAAGACATACCAGAGTTTGACATTGTTGTAACATTTACAGATGCTAATTTGATTCCTGTTGTGCATAAAATTCGCAATTGCAGATTTATGAAAAACATGATTGCTTCTGCGACTGGTGATACATCAATTCCGATGGAATTAGATTTAGTTGTTTCACATATCGAATTTGTTTAGTAAATTTGTGCAAACCAAATCAAAAAACAAATGAATAATATTGAAGAATTAAAATCAAAGTATGCGGGTGTTGAAATATACACATTAACTGTATTAAACAGACAAGGCACACCTATTACAATTCACTTGCGTGAAATGGATAGGATTGCTTACAAGACCGTTAGCGCGTTAATTGCTAAAGATGAATTGATGGGTGTAGAATCGTTTTTAAGAACACTTTGTGTTGATGGCGATGTAAATGCTATTATCAGTGATTTTAAAGCATTACGCAGCGCAGCACGTACAATTTTGCCGATGTTAGAAACCGAAGCGGGTGAACTAAAAAAAAATTAGATTCGGCAAAAAAATTACTTGAAACGGATGAGTTTGCGCGTCAAAATGCACTCATCCGTTTTTATTATCAAACAGACCCAAACCAAATGAATGATGAACAATGGGCAGAAGCTATTGAAAGCATTATGTGGGTGTTAAAGTTTAACGGTACAATTCAAGACAAGAAATGAACAATTCGGTTGAATACATATTAAGCCTTAAAGATAAGTTTAGCAGTGGCATTAAAAGTGCTACAAGTGAAACTGAAAAACTAAACGGTTCAATGGGTATGGCTCAAAAGTCAGCACTTGGACTTGGTTCTGCTATTGCTGCTATTGGAGGCGGTTTAATTGTGCGTGAAATAGTAAACGTAACGGCTGCAATGGAGGGCTTGCAAAATCAATTAAACTTTGCAAGTGGTTCTGTTCAACAAGGAGCTGCTGACTTTGAATATTTGCGTAAAACATCCCAAGAAATGGGATTAGATTTTAATACTGCTGCGACTGCATTTGCAAAGTTTAGCGGAGCAGCAAGAAACACATCATTAGAGGGGCAAGGTGTTAGAGATGTATTTGAAAGTGTTGGTATGGCATCAACTGTTATGCACCTATCAGCAGAGCAATCAGAGGGCGCATTTAGAGCATTAGAACAAATGTTATCTAAAGGCAAAGTAAGTGCGGAAGAATTACGCGGTCAATTAGGCGAAAGAATACCGGGCGCATTCCAAATTGCAGCACGTTCAATGAACATGACTACATCGGAATTAGACAAGTTTATGGCCGATGGCAAATTAATGAGTGAAGAATTTTTGCCTAAATTTGCAGCACAATTAAAAACAGAATTTGCAGGAGGTATGGATGCAGCAACACAAAGTTTAAATGCTAATTTAAACAGAATGAATAATTCATTTTTAGAATTAAAATATACAATTGGCGAGTTGTTTATGCCAGTGATACAAGTTTCAATTAGTTTAATAAAAGGATTTGTAAATTTTGTTAAAGAAAATATAGGAGTAATTACGGGTTTAGCAGCAGCATTTGCTACATTAGGAACAGCAGTGTTGGTTTACAATGCAGCTATGAAAATAGCAGCAATTTATTCAGGTGCTAAATTTATTTATGGCATTTGGTCACTTGCAGCGGCATTAGATGGGGTAACCGTTGCACAATGGTTATTAAACACTGCAACTGCATTCTTTGCGGGGTTAAGTGGTGTAGGTTTATTTTTGGTAGCGGCAGGCGCAGCGGCAGCATTAGCGGTTGGTATTTATGCAGCAAATGCAGCACAAGAAAAGTTAAATAAGTCAACTGCAAAGGGCGCGGCTATTGGTGGGCCTGCAAGCGCAATGAATCCAATGAAAGCTGCAGGTGCAGGCGCACCAACATCAGCAACATCACCTAAAGCTAAAGGTGGCACAGGAACAAACGTAGTTGAAAGTAGAGGTGTGCAAAACTTTAACATATCAATTAAAGAATTTGGCGCGGTTACACTTAACACAACAAACATTAAAGAGGGTGCAAATCAAATCAAAGAACAAGTAGCACAGGCATTGATTGAGGCGGTTAATGATTTTTCTTTAATGGCAACTAAATAAATAAAGATATGAGTTTACAATTTATAATACCAACACCAGCACAGAAGCAAAATGTAAGAACATTATCAAAGGGCTTCGGGCTTCCATTGGTGCAACGTGCGATTATAGCTGCGAATAACTTTAACATTAAAACAGATAAGCCCGATGGAACTTCATTGTATGGCACACCGATGTATGGCACACTGTTTATTCAAAGGCCAGAATACACAACATTTGAATACAATGATTTTACAAATGAATATGTTGAAACACCAAATCCATTAGCAAGCAATAAATCATTTGGCACTTTAAATGTTGCACCGGGCATCAATACAGAGGGCGCACAAGGTTTATTCTTAAACGGTGTTATTATTGATGCAACGGTTAACAAAACAATCGTTAAAACAGAGGTAATTGATTTAAAAGGCACAGTCAAAGAATACTTGGGCGAAAGTGATTTAACGATAACTATTCGCGGATTTGTAGCATCACAAAATCCTGATGAATACCCCGATGATGATGCGAGATTGATTAAATCGTATTCAAGTGCGCCAGTGTCTTTAAAAGTAACAAGTGACTTTTTAAACAATATACTTGGTGTAAGTCAAATAGTAATTGAAAGTTGCCAAATGTCGCAGCAACAAGGACTTCGCAATGTGCAATATTTTCAGTTGAATTGTGTGAGTGATATAGATTATACAATTTCTAAAACGACTAAAGATGTTTAGAATCGTTTGCCGCGTAATAATAGAGCAACAAGGCGATGGGCGAAGTGATACGTTTACATTCGCATCTGTTAGCAAAGTTAGTGTTTCGCGTTCATACGATAAGCAAACACAAACGGCATCGGTAACATTGCCGCGCAATGTCAACTACAATAAAAAAAACATTTACGAGGGCGCAAATGCTATAATGCGCAGAGGCGATAAGATTAAAATTATTGCTGCATACTTCCCAAATGAAACGGTAATATTTACAGGTTACATAAGTAAGATAAACAACAACGTGCCTGTTGAATTATTGTGCGAGGATGAAATGTTTTTGTTGAAGCAAGCTATATCGCCAAACCTATCGTTTCCAAGTGTTGATTTAAACACGTTTATTGGTAAGATGCTAACTAACATCAATGTGCCATATAAAGTTGATTTAACCGCACAATTAGGTAAGATAAAACTGCAAGAAGCAAGTGTTGGTAAAGTGTTGCAAGTGTTACGCGACCAATACGGTTTGTATTCGTTTTTTAAAAACGGTGTGTTGCGTGTTGGATTACCATTTTATAAAGAGGAAGCAATGAAAGCGGTTTTCTTATTTGAGAAAATGATTAAAGAGGGAATGAGTTTAACTTATCTTAAAAAGGATGACGTTAAGGTGCAAATCAAAGGCATACTAATTAAAAACAATCAGCGCGAAGAGTTTATTTACGGTGACCCATCGGGTGACATTCGCACTGTGTTTCAGTTAGGTGGCACAAAAGCCGATTTAGATGCGAAGTGTAATTCGTTTTTAGAGCAAGCAAACTACACTGGTTATTATGGAAGCTTCAAAACTTTTTTAGAGCCATTAGTTGTGCCGGGCGATTATGCCGTTGTTGATAGTTGGAAATACCCAGAGCGCAAAGGTAAATACTTAATTAAATCAGTTACAACAGAGGTAAGTGTTACTGATGGCGGTAAGCAAACAATTGAATTAGAACGTAGAATAGCATAATATGAGTAAAGAAGTAACAGATATAAGACAGGCAATACAAGCATTAAGTGGCTTTGGTGACCTGCAATATGAGGGTGTAGTGTGCAATGTGAGCGACATTGATTTGGCTACGTTCACTTGCACTTGCACCCCAATTAACGGCGATGCCGAGTTCTTTGATGTGTTGCTAAATGCCGATGCTGATAAGGGTTTTACTTTGATACCTGCAAATGGCAGTTTAGTAATCATTCAACAAACATCGCAAGCAAATGCTTATGTGACAATGGTAAGCAAAGTTGACCAAGTTTATTTGGCTGGCGATGCAAATGGTGGGTTGGTAAAGGTGCAAGTGTTAAATGCTGCATTGAATAACTTACAAACCGAAATTAATACGTTGAAAGCTACATTAAGTGCTAATCTTACAGCAATGGGAGTGGCATTAGCAGCAGTTGATGGAGGTACAACAACAGCACAAGCAGGTATTTTATCAGCACTTGTATTACCACAAATAAACATTTCACAAATCGAAAACACAACTGTAAAACATGGCAACGGCTAAAGATTTTCTGCAAAATAGCGATGGGGATGCGCTAATAGTTAACAACGATTTTGTTATTGGTGCGAGTGATGAAGACCATATTGTTGACATCATAAATTCAGCGCAAGGCGATTGGAAAGAGTATATACTTTGCGGTGTTGGTATTGATAATTATTTGAATAGCAGTGGCGCACAATTGCAATTAAAAAAACAAATATTATTACAATTAGCGCAAGATGGATTCAGTTCAATAACCGTTAACTTTAGCGATAATAATAGTTCAAACTTCGATGTCGATGCAATACGTAGTTAAGGCAGGGCAAGGTATTTATGATGTTGCTATACAATTGTATGGCGATGCACAATATTCGGTTAAATTATGCACTGATAATGATTTGACAATAACAGATTCAATAGAGGGCCTTACATTGAATTTCGATGACACAATAAGGCGCAATGTTGTTTCCGCTGCGATAAAGCAACAGAACACACCACAACAGCCCGACAATAGTTATTTTATAAAACAAACACAATCGGTTTATGATTTGGCTTTGCAGTTTGGTTATGGTCTTAATCGCGTGGCTGAATTTTGCAAGCTCACAGGATTAGATATTAATTCAACCGATGTTGGTTCACAAATAATACAAGTTACTAAAATACCAAATAATATACCATTTGGTAGTATATTTGCAACTCAATCCGAAAGCGAAGCGCCAGTAATTCCTTACTTTATTTTATTAGAGGATGGATTTTATTTGTTGCAAGAAGACGGATCTAAAATAATATTATAATGGCAGATTTAAAAATAAGTGCATTAACAAGTGCTGGTGCATTAGCAGGCACAGAACCATTGCCGATTGTGCAAGGTGGTTCGACAAAAAAAACAACGGCGCAGGATATTGCTAATTTAAAAGCAACACCTAACCTACAACAAGTAACAACTGCGGGATTTACAACAACGACTAAAATAATATCAAGCAATGGTGCTGGTAGTGCAACAACATTAAATAATGGCGTTATAGACATAGCAACGGGCGATGAAACTGTAACTATTGAAGCTTCGTTAGTTACTACTGCTTACACAGTACAACTGCCTAACAAATTATCAGGCACAGAAACATTTGCGATGTTGAGTGATATTGTTGCGGGTGGTGTTGCATCAGTTAGTGCAGGTACTAACATATCCGTAACAGGCACAGCAACAAACCCTATTATTAATTCTTTAGCAGATAGATATAAGACCACATCATTAACAAGCAATTCAATAAGCAACGGAAGCAAAACATTTACAGTTGATGCTAATTTGGCATACATTCCTTTGCAAGAGGTGTTGATAGTTAATAGTCCAAGCAACCACATGCATGGAGAGGTTACAAGTTATTCAGGCACAACGCTTGTTGTTGATGTTAATCATAATACTGGTAGTGGCACTTTTGCTTCGTGGGTTATTAATTTAGATGGCATTCCGATTGATGCGATTACGGGTGTTGGAACTGCTAACGAAATATCTTACTTTACAAGTGGGCAAGTGATAGCATCGTTGCCAGTTGCAACCTATCCAAGTTTAACGGAGTTGAGTTATGTTAAGGGTGTGACGAGTGCTATACAGACACAGATTAATGCTAAAACTAACACCCAAACATTGACTTGCATAGGACTTGTAATTACAACCGTTAACGATGCAACGAATTATCATATTGGAACTATTGCAGCCACACCAGCTGGAACTGATGCAAGAAGGGCTTGGAAATTTACAGCAGCAGGCACAGTGACCGCAGCATCATTTACATTAGAGCAAACAACTAATGGAAGCGGAGAAACAGTAAATATTTATTTAAGAAACGTAACTACTGCAACAGACACTTCAATAGGCACATTTACATCTAACTTCGGAGCAAGTACAACACTTAAACAATTATTTAGCGGACTGTCAATAGCGGTAAACACAACTGATGACTATACAATTAAAATTTCAACACCAACGTGGGTAACAAATCCCGCAAGTTGGACACCATCAATAACATTACAACAGACAGTATAATGACTATAAAATTCAAACAACAAGGCGATGGCCGCAAATCGTGGTATATTGATACCGAATTAACATACGATAGCCCAACAAACAAAATCCATAATGAAATGATGCAAGAAATATTAACCGATAAAAACTATTTGTCAATCGGTGAGGTATCAATGTGGGTAAACGATGTGGAATTTGGAGCAGAGGCACAAAGTATTATTGATTGGTGGATTACTACTTGCAAGTTAGTGGCTAATTATGTAGCTTTGAATCCAAATGAAGAAACTGCAGCAGAATTTTTAGCAACTTTACCAACTTATCCTTTATGATAAATTCACACCACCCCGACAATAGCATATTAGTCATCATTACATCGGTCATCATTCAAGCAGGTGTATGGACATCAGACTGGTTCGGTAATATGAATTTAGTGGGCATATATGACACTATATACGACTTCGCTAAACTTGGTGCATTAGTAGTATCAATGTGGGCATCGTATCGTGTTGCCAAGAAAAACAAGAATGAGTAATCAAGAAATAGTTGCACTAAAACCATTGATATTAGTACTTGTTATTTTGTTAGTTTATCTTATTGCAATGCTATACCAATACCGAGCAATCGCAAAGAATGTAGGCAGATTATTCAAGGGCGGTGTTGTTGCTTTGTTGGTTATGCTTGGGATTATTGATGAACAAAAATAAAACTTACTTATACATCCTAATGCTATACTTAATAGCCTTTATAATGTCGCAATGATACCAGATTGTTTCATTATCAATTAACATACAAGTGTGACCCATCATTGATAGATTAAATCTTTCGATGTCAATAGGATATTCTTTCAATAAATCTTCTATTTCTGATTTAATAAAACCATATTCATACTTGGTTGGGTAGGTGTTTACTCTTTCTGTTATGCTCATAATTTAGTCTTTGTTTTCGGGAAAGTATTCTTTTAATTTTTCTGTGTAATCCTTAAAAAAAATAAAGATAAATTCAGTTATTTCTAACTTGCTCAATAGTTCGTTGTCATCGGTTAACACAATAACAGTAGTGTCTGTCATCGTTTCTTTTATTAATGTTTTTGTAGAATAAAAATATTTAATTCTCACTTCTTTAACATCGAAAACAAACACCTCATCATTGTATTCGTTGGTCGGGATGTCAATGTATTCTAACAAATCTTTGTCAAATTGCTTCTCATAAATACAATGTATGCAGTCCATTATAATGAATGATGTATTATCCATTATCGGTTGAATTGGTGGTTAGTGAGTGATTAATAATGCACTCATTGATTACTTTTCTATCTTCGTAATAATTAAAACTTATAAATCCGCTAATGCCTTGCTGAAAATTAATCTGCACCCAAGCAGATGATGGGCTTAAAGCAGGATAGTTATAATAGTTAAATCTTTGTGCAGTTGAATTGTCAAAAAGGTATTGATGTGAATCACCTTTGCTGAATTCAATGATTCCTTTTAACCCATTTCTGTCAAGGTAATTATCAATCTTGTTTTCTTGTATCTTATCTAATTTTGGCTTGAATCCAAACTTCAAACTAACTGAATCCTTACCGTGACTTAAAACAAAAATGTATTTACCTACCTTATAGAATTCAATAAACTTTCGCAAATTAATAACACTAACATTTGGCAGCATCATTTCTATTGCAGTCTTAAATGCTGAATTTACAATGTAACCAAAGCTACCTGCGTGGTTGTCTTCACATACATTGTGGCATATTATTCTATCGTAATAAGGAATCAATGATTGAACAAGTTTAATCTTAAACCTTAAGCCCACATCAAAGGCTTTTTGGTTGTCCATATTTTGAGGCAAGTTATGACCTTTCCTAACAGTTTGCATATCGTAGCCATCTAAAAAATCGCCAAGTTCATCTATGTACAACACTTTTGATTTTCGGTTTGCAATTGTATGAGAAATCATTTTGTCACACATCTTAAACAATTCTTCTTCATTCCAGATGCCACCATAAAGTGAGTAGTCTGAAATCATCATTGCAATATGGGTGTCTGTGTAAACTAATCTATCGAATAAACATTCGTTTGCAGATGTATTTTTCTTGTACTCAAATGGCTTTATTTCGCCAAATAATTTCTTAAAATCTATATCTTCAACCTTAACCTCATCAGGCTTTTTGTAATTAGGATTGACAACAAACAACGATGCTTCTTTATTCTTTATCCACATATTCTTTGTGGATGTATTAGGCACATCTAAATTGTTTGTGGCATTATAAATACCTTCGTGTTGGTCCAGTATTCTTTTTTTATGCCTAAAAATATACTTTCTAAATGACCTTACTTTCGGGTCCTCCTCTCTTGTTGCAGTTGTGTTTAATATTTTTGCAACGATTTCGGAGCAAGCCAAACCTTGCTGGAGCATTTCAGCTACAACAGAATCATATTTACAGAATTCCAAAGTAACTTGTGGCATATGTATATGATGTTAATCTAACGAAATAGCGTTGTCCTGCAGGATTTCAAAGAATTTTTCTTGAAATCGTTCTGCGAGTTCATATTCCTTGTCTGTTAGGTTGCCATTGTATTTGATTTCATCTCTCATAAATTGTTTGAAATCCCACAGCACACAATACATAGCACTTGATTTTACTGCCAATTCAAAGTCTGCTTTGTCATCTGGGAGATTAAATTTTAATGTTGCTTCCATTGTTGTTAGTTTTAGCAAAGATAGTGATTTATTGATATAAATAACAAAGCCCTCACATTTCTGCAAGGGCTTCGACCTAATAACTTAACTAACATTGAACAACGCAAATATAGTAATTTATTTCAATCCAACAACAAGCCATAAAATAAACATAGCCCCACCAACACACCACGCTGCAACTTTACCTTTGCGTTGTTTCTTGGTTTCTTGCTTGCTAACTTTTAAAAGTAACGAATCCGTTAGGTTTTCCGATTTGTAACCAACTATTAAACTATCCTTAATAGTTGAAGCAGAATCGCAAAGTTGAAACGCATTAAACAACGCAGCATAACTTGAATCCTTTACATTAATAATCTCATCACACAACACAAACACTGTGTCACAATCTTTTGGCAATGTGTGACGCAACTTCTTTAGTAAAGCTATGTTAGTGTTGGTTAATGATATTTCACGTTGTCTAATCGAATCTTTTGCGTTGTTAGCAACTTGCAGTCTTCGGTTGACTGATTCTAACTGATTCAACAATATTGCCTGCTCAATGCCGAATTGTTTTTTCATCATTTCGGCTTCTGCTTTGTAATCAAATGGGATTACTTTCGGTTTCTCTTTGGCGCAATGGTTAAGACCTATTACTAACAATAGGCATAGGATAGCGAATGTGATAAGTTGGTGGTGTGGTTTCATATTGTTATTTTTAGCACCCATCACCATTAATAACCGCAGTTCTGGTAGGTGTTTCGGTTGTGAATTTAGTTAAGAATTTAGTATTAATCAATAAGAACGTAGCTGCCAAACCGCCCCAAAAGGCTTGCTTCAGAGTGATTAAACCTTGCGTTTCTGCGAGTGCTAAACTTGTTTGAATAAATGGTAGCAAAACGTAGATTAAGTAGTCTGCAATCTTTTTTAGTTGCTTGTTGTCGGGACTTCGATATTTCTGTTTTAGATTCATAGTTTAGTTTTTTAATCAGTGCAAAAACCTGCTTGACAACCGCTTCCAGTGCCAAAGTTAAAGTCGGTTTGCAATCCTATAGTTTTAATTTGTGCATAGGTAGCTTCTTTTTTCCAAGTAGCGTGTTTTTCTTGGTCTGAAAACCATTGCATCTTTTCGGTTTCCAAATCCCAATTTTTACGCAATTGTTGCAATGGCTTATGAAAACAACCAACGCAATTTGAATCAGATGGAAAAATTAAATTTGTTGAATCAGCCCATTTTTTTACTTGCAAATGAGTAACTTTATTTTCAATCAATGGAAAATAACCCTCCCTCCATTCTAACTCACCCCACTTATTTCTATTGCCATTTTTTGACTTTCCTATAATGCCCTTAAATGTAGTTGACAATCTGCTTGCTCGTTCCAATTCATCGTATCTGAAACCTATGCCCATTTTACACTTTTCATTTATGTTTTTAAACCACCAATCAAATATAGGTCTCATCTTCATTTCAGTTGTGCAAAACCTCCAACTTTGGTTAGGTAAACCCTTACCGCCAGTACCTTGTTTATTTACTTTCTCAAATGTTTTTCCCGTAACCCAAACAATCTCTTTTCCTATTAATTGCTCCAAATCAATAACTGCTTTCAATGTCAAATCACTTTCAGCAGTTGCAATAAAATCCATACCTATTTTATCACTTACTTTTTGAACTAATGCTTTATCTTTTGGTGTGCATCTTATATCTTCAATTCTAACTAAACTAAAAATATTATAATCAGCAGGGTAATGGGCTGCTAAATAACTTGAGGTTTTACCTCCGCTTAAACTATTTATTGTTTTCATCAATTAATTATTGTCCACTCAAATTTACCCTTAATATTCCATTCCAACAAGGGCATAATCAAATCTATTTTATCTTTTCTCCTAAAGTAAACGTGGTCAATCTTTCGACCACCGATAACAATGAAATCTATTTTGCTGAAAGTGATAACATCCTTGCCATTCGTGTAGCGTGTTCCTCTTGTCATATTATGGTCATTTTCCAGTTGGTAAGCTCCACGTGGGGCATATCCTTAAACGATTTAAAATTGCCACCCCAAGTCAACTTATTGCTTACCGATTGCAGTAACTCCCAAAACTCTTTGAAATGTTTAGCAGAATAGTCAAGTTCACGTTTGCCAACCTTGACAAATGCTATGTCAAAGGCTCTTGATGGGTAATAATTATGCGGTGACTGATTTGCTCGGGCTTGGGTTATCTTCGGTCGCTTATGATAGTAAACTTCCTGCATTGCATTGTTTCTGTAAGTGCATACAATGATAACGTGAACATCGTTGTGAATAGCGTTAAACTGCGCTTCGGCTTTCTTATAAGCATTAGCAAGTGTTGGATGCAAGTCTTCGATTAATCTCGATTCGTATGGCTTGGTTTCATCTTTTGGTTTCATAGGTTGTCTTGTTTAAATGTTTTGTCGTAAAATTCTTTTCCACTCATATCAATGCCAAAATTACCATATTCAGTGGAACTATCATAAGTATATTCAAGCCATTCACGCTCCATTGCTTTGGCATTATCGAATAAATCAATAAAGTAAGGCCCAAGTTCATTGTTTACTTTTTTACTAATGGCTTCCTGCAACCATTCAACTGCGGTTTGGTTTTTCATATTGTTTCTTTATTAAAGTTTTGTTCATAATACTCCTGCGCATTGTATTGCTTTGGCATTATTGCCCTTGAATAGCCTACGTGGTAGCCATTGATAATGTTTTGCTTTTCGATTTCTTTTGCTAACTTTAGCAACTCTTTTGGAATGGCTAACTCATTCGCTAACCATTCAACTGCGCTTATTTGTTTTGTGGGCATCTAACAGTTTATTTTTAAGTTAATTATTTCAATATCCAAAGGCACTTCTATGCCCTCTACACCATCTTTCTCTGCGTAACTGTTAAGTTGGTAACCAATGGGGAATGAACACTTCGGAGCGACTCTAAATGCGTATCCATCGTTAGCTTTGCATTCGATATAATAGCCCCAGTGCAAACGAACTTTAACGAGGTCACCAATTGAATATCTACCTAATCTTTGAATGATTCGCTGCCCTTTAATATAGGCATAAAAATACAAAACGCAATAGTTTTCCTCTTTGCGAATACCAAGCCTAATGCTATTGTAGTGATGCCAACCTTTGCTGAAGCCTATGACCTTTTGCACTCCTTCACTTTTCTCAATGTCGGGTACAATAAACTCGCACGTTAATTTTGTCGGTTTGTATAGCAGTTTCATTTTTTCATCCATTGTTGCATCCACCCTGCACCACACACGGCACTAACAAGTGAAGCGCAAAATGAGAGCGTAAACGTAAGCACTTCGGAATTACCAAAGAATACTCCAGTCATAGCGAATTTAACCGCCCAAAAGGACATAAATAGGGCTGCTGCTGCCCATAGGATAAGTGATGCTTTTGTTTTCATAGTTAAAAATTATCTGGATTTAATTCTTCATTTATAAGTTCTTCAAGTTTTGCGCTTAATTTCACTTTTTTATTTCCGTAAGTGGCATCAATAAAAACAGAGCCTCCTTTAATATTGTTTTCTCTGTCATCATCTTGGTAATCCCAAATTAATTCAAATGTTGTTGTTGTCATAGTTATTTAGTTTTAAATTTTGACAAAGATAAAAATAAAATAATTAAATACAAATTTTGTTTTAATAAAATAATGTTGTAGGTTTGTCGAAACTTTTAAAACTAACATAATGAAAGCAAGAAAATTTGAAAACGTAGAAATTAATCAAACAGTGACATTTCAAGAAAATGGAATAATTGAAACTGGTGTAGTATGTAATGTTCAAGACAATAAATTTATTGTGAGAGCATTAAGATGTTGGGATAGATGTGGAGTAATGGTTTATTATGACAAAAATTTTAGTTTTTTCAAAACTGGAACTAAAACACATTCACATTATAACTATGGGAATGCTATTGCAATAACTGGTAATATCTAATCTAATAACTAACAAAATGCAAGCAGAAGTAGAGCGAGTATTAGTAGTTTACACCCAAGAATGTGATGAATCAAGCAATAATATTCAAGAATTAAAAATATTTATGGAAGATAATGGAGCAGGTAAATATATTGTTTTTGAAACCGAACGATGGGCTATTGACAACATTGATGAACTTGTAGAGATACTTAACGATTTTAAAACAAGGGCTGGAATATAAACTAACAAAACAACTAACAAATGAAACAACTAATCCAAAAACTATTATTCGGTTACCGAAGCAATCCAGCAGCCTACACCCCAAAAGGAGGCGCAAAATTAACTTATAAAGGTGGCAACGCTGAAGCTATACATTCAGCATTAGTATTAATGCAATATCAAATACGCAATGCAAAAAACTAAAAAGAAACGCAAACTTGGCAGGGCAATTTGTGATTCATACATTCACGTTCCAAAGCCAGCAACCATCACACAACAACATTGGGATGTGTGGTTAAAGTATAATAGTGGACTTACATCGGTGGAATGTGCAATGGTCTTTGGCATCAAAGTACACGAAATCACCAGTATAATATCTGGCATTGTTGAACGATTAAAGAACAAATCTAAAATAGCTGAAGACTGGAGTGAAGATTTTGCAACTGTGCAGGCTGCTATGGAATTCAAACAACGTATTGCTAATAACATTTATATGGCTATGCGAAAAGCAAAAAAAGAAAATACAAATCAAATATTAATAATGTCAGAACTATGATGGAATTGAATAAGATATACAATGAAAATTGTTTAGATACAATGAAACGTATGCCAGATTGCTTTATTGACTTAACGGTAACATCACCGCCATATGATAATTTGAGAGAATATAAAGGATTTAGTTTTCCGTTTGGAGATATTGCCAAAGAATTGTTTAGAGTAACTAAAGATGGTGGTGTGGTTGTTTGGATAGTAGGAGATGCAACTATTGATGGAAGCGAAACTGGAACAAGTTTTAAACAAGCATTGTACTTTATGCAATGTGGATTTAACCTACACGATACAATGATTTATCAAAAAAACAGCAGTTCATTTCCAGCATCAAAAACAGGCAACCGATACACTCAAATCTTTGAATATATGTTTGTGTTTTGTAAAGGAGAAATAAAAACGGCTAATTTGATTATAGACAAAAAGAACAAATGGGCAGGGCATACAAACTGGGGGAATAACACGCAATACGACAAAGCTGGCAATTTGATAAAAACCGATAACATCAAGCCTATATCGGAATTTTCTGCACGGAATAATATATGGGAATACGTTGTGGGATTCAAC